AGAATCACTACCAGTAACACCCAGCGATGCCCCGTAACCCAATCCCCATCGTGTAGTATCTTTTCGATAGATTTGTCCGTAGTTCGAGCCGTTTGAATTTAGAACAAATGAGGGTGTTGTGATTCTGTCAGAGTAGATGTATGAAGTTACCGTGAGGGCTCCTGCAAAGTTGCCCGTTCCTGATGCTGTTAAAGTTGCAACGCTCGTAGTCCCCGTCAGTGTCGGTCCAGCCGCACGAACCAACGCACCTGTCCCAGTCTGCGAGACCGATTCGGTTAGCAACGCCCTGCCTGTTGCTGTCGTCGCAAGTGCTGCGATAGAGTCTAGGTCTGCGTCCCATGCTTGTACTGAAACGCCGATTGACGATGCGAGCAAAACATTAGCCGACAATCGAGCGTCCGAAAGCGTGCCGGAGACAAGTAGCGAAGCGTCGGTTGTTGCTGCACCAGCCGCACCGGTCGGCCCTTGTGGTCCGCGTTGGTTCGAATACTCGATTGTGTACTGCGTTTGAGGTTGTACCTGTAGCGTGTACGATGTCATGATCGGGTGATCTCCCGGCTCATTAGCACTTTGCCCTCTTGGATGCGTTCGGTCAGTCCGCCAGGCCGAGTCAGTTCGTAATCGTAATAGTACGTTGACGCCTTATCAGTCGGCTTAGCCCCAAGCGTTGTAATCGCTGTCGTCGTCGCTTTTGGAACTGTAACGTAGATTCGATCTTCAGTCGTGTTGACGGTAAACGTAAACGAAAAAACAACTGCTGAAGTACGCAGTTCTCCGTCTCGTGCTTTGCCTTCGATCGTGCATCCGGTCAGGTCGTCAGCAACTCCATCTTCGTCGAGAATTTGGAAGTCCTCTGCCCAGTCTGCACCCTGTTCGATGTAGAGATTTCTAACTGCTGCACTCATCGACTGCCCTCATGCTTTCTAGCGAAGTCCGTTCCGTTGTTGTCAATCGAACTCACTCGCTTTTCTAGTACGTCTAGCTTGATTTTCATGACTTCGCAGGAGGTGAATAAAGAATGGCGATCTTCTTCACACTTGTCCGCTTTGCCGTTGATTTCAGTCAGACTTTTTTCAAGCTTACTGATCGCTTGTGCATTCTCCGATTCTCGCATGCGAAACAAGGTAACAACGCCAGTTAAAAGTGTTGACACGATAGCACCTATTCCCGCTAGTACCCACCCTGTAAGACCGTTTGCTTCGCTGCTCATTTCGCTTGCTTGCCTTTCTCGAATGAGTCTCTAGTCAGTGGTCCGTTGACCTCGAATCGAGAACCGTCAGAATCGTAAACCTCAAACCAAGGCCAAAAGCGATCTGATTCAATTTCGGTAAGCACGTCAACAGTCCATCCGACTCGCTCCCACTTAGATTGCTCTTTAGACTTCCAAAGGTTGCAGGGCCCGCAGCTCGCGCCAGAGTGCATCACGATAGTTGGCTTGATTTGTGGGGCAGCTTCTTGCGGTTGCTTCTCAGCCTTAAACCTTGCGAAAACATCCCGCAAGTCTTGAACAGCAGCACCAAGTATTTCGACTGTTGCGTTTGTTTCGTCTGTCAACGTGTCAATCTTCGCTTGTGTGATTGCGAGGCGTGCTTTGATCTGCTGGTACTCGTGGTTGAGTCCGAGTAGTGCAGCCGCACCAACAACTAGGAGAATGAATGGCATTTGTTTCACCATGTCCTTTCACCCCAAAATCGATTGTTTGGAGAAATCGAACCTACGAGGCTTTGGCACACTTAGATCGCTCATGCCAACGATTGATGTGTACTGATGCGAGCAAAGTGCATCAATCACACTTGGAGCCATCTCAACCCAAGAATCGTTGTGCGAGTTTAGCCGCCAAAGATACTTGCGTCCCTTGCTGTCTTTGCGCTTCGAATAACCTGCCCAGCAAGTAGCATGACCGCCACCGTTAGCGAGTGACACACGTTCCAGAACTCCATTGGAAGCATAGAAGGAATTGTTCCAGACAGTGCCAGTATGGACAGCACCAACACCAGACGCCAAGTAATTGAAAATAGCGTCGTAGCTTGTCAGCCACGAATGGGAGCCAATCTTTAACGCACCCGCTTTCGTTCGCATCGCAGATGTTACAAGCGTTCTGGCGTTCGATGGGTAAGGCGTTGAGTACGGCAGGTCCGAAAGTGGAAGGTAGCCAATCTCTTTGGCAACCTTCAACCCGCCTGCAATCGTTGAACCAACGTCACGCCCTAGCAGTTTGTCAATTCGCTGCGTTTCTAGATATGCAAAGAGTTGCGAGAACTGCCCTTCAGTTGTGTACTCTTGCCAGCCTTGCGAGTAAAGGTAAATCAACTCGCCGCAGTTCGTTAAGCTAAAACCTTGACAACTCCCCATGTTTCCTTGCCTATCGTGACGAATCTTGCCGCGTGGATCGACCTCTTCTGGCGCGTCGTAGTCGCCGTAGGTAATGTCAAAAGCGGTTGCGGAATCGCGAATCTCGTCAACTCGCTCAATTTCTGGGTTGTAGCCTGTAAACTCTAGGTCTTGCATGGCGATCTCCCGAAAACGGCTTCCGCATCTGACCATCCTAGATCAAGCCTGTTGTAGATGTTTGAAGCCTTCGCAGCTCCTTCTTGCTCTGCCCATTCTGCAACAGTTTTTGTGATTCCGTCAACCGTTAAGAAGCGACTGTTCCTGCGATTTCTTGCTTGTTCTTTGTCGGTAGCCCATCGGCAATTACTAGGCTCGTAGTTTCCGTTTGGGTCAATCCTGTCAATCGAGCATCCCTCAAGTCTTTTACCCATATCAACCAAGAAGTTCTCAAAGGAAATCCATCGTTCGCAAACCGAAATACCACGCCCACCATATCGATGGTATTCAATATGGTTTACAGAAAGACATCTAGCTTTCATTCCTGACCATGTTTTGTAGGTTGGTGTCTTAATCGAGTTGTGGGTTCTCCGATGCTTATTCCCAGTCAACAGCTTCCTAGCTGTCTCCTTAGCAAAACACCCACAGGACTGAGTTTTGCCTTCGGACCTGCATTGCATCTGAAAGACAACTCCGCAATCACATCGGTATTGAGCATCAACACGAGTGCGAGTTCGTCCGTTTTTGTCTACGCAAATAAAACTTTCCACTGGTTCGGAAATTCTGTATACTGCCATAATCAATCCTCCAATAAAGGGTTGGTCAACGCCTCGGATGTTTGCGCATCGCGAGGCATTTTCGTTTAGAAACATTACTAAAAGCAAAATCACCATGATTTCGCGATTCTCCTAAGTAAGCTCGCCGCTTCCTTTTCCTTACCGCTAAAGCTGCCATCCTCATTTCGAGGCAACGACAAGTCCAACGAAACATCAAAAGGCTTATTGGCTTCCTTGCGAGCTGCTTCAGTGGCAGGACGAACAAAGTCGAAAAGCGCTTTATCTGTGAGAATTGTTCCACTTTCGACCTTGTCCGCTGCCTCCAAAAAGATCCTTGCATTCTCAGTTCGGATTTTGGCAAGAATCGCTTTTGTGTCCTTCTCAATCGAAACCACTGGCACTGGGTCCGGTTGCGGTCCTGGTGGTGTCACTTTTGAATAGCCGTTCCATGCCATCCACGCGACACCAGCGAGCAGAATCCACCATGCAATATCTGGCTTCTTTTCACTCATCGAACGCTCCAAAGAATTGAAAATCAACTGGCAAAGCATTTTTGGGTGCATCCGTCGAAACAAAAGGAGTTGCTGTTTCGGTTTCAGTCTCTTCTACAACGTCAACTATCCCAAGGTCTTCAGCAAATGGCTGCGTGTTTGTTAGGATGTCGTACTCACTAATTCCCATCGTCATCGCTCCAGTTAATCGGCTCACTCATGCTTGCAACCGCACTAGGCTCATCAATCCCGCGATCTTTCCACCATTGCCACAACGCCATCGCAAGTTGCAGCATCAGCAGGATTGTCGCCGGAGAAAACTTCTGAATCCGTTCGTTCTTCTCGAACAACAGACGAGCATCATCGCCCCGTCCATGCGACTTGACCCATGCCTGCCTTGCGATCTCGCGTGCTGCGAGTCGCATTCGCAGCCTAAGCACTTGCTTTCGGTCCTTCGCTAGATCGCAGCGATTCACCAAGAATCCAACCGACAACAGCAATGGCACTCGTTACAAAGACTTCTTCAGAAAGTCCCCATCCAAACTTTTCGTTGAGAACTGGCACAGCGACAACCGCCGCCGCCGCCCAAAATCTTCGCGAGGTGATAAGAGTCTTGACAATCAATGGCATGGGATTTACTCCGCAGTGAATACTGGATATTCGGTTAACTGTAAGACTATCCTTAGGGGGTTACTGGCTAATCGGCTGTTTATTCCAATTCGCCCAAAACCGACAAAACTGTACGCGAATTTTTTATTCGACAACCAACTTTTGTATTCGAGTTATCGTTGATTTTAAGATCGTGTGGACAATCACATTCGCATCTTCCGCGTAAACAGGCTTTTTGGTGTCTGCGTACTGCCAGCAGCAAAGCGTGATCGCCAGCTTGGTCTGACTTTGAACGCGTCCGTAGGTGGTAAACTCAAAATGGTCCGTGCCTTCAGCGTGATCGCGGAAGGAAAGCTGAACGATGTCGCCCTTGCGGATGCGGCTCATGTCGCCCTCATCAGTTCAAAACGAATCGCATCGCTTTCACGATAGAACCGCAACCAAGCCGCGTCCTTTGGCTTTGGACCAAGCATCTTTTCAACTTCCCAGCCGTGCGATCCGTCACCCCATGCGTCTTTGTATCCAGCAACGCGAACGTGATATTGTTCGTCGTGATAGATAACTCCCATATCGCTGATTCTTTGCCGCTGAATTGGCATCATCCAAGAATCGTGAGTGTGCCCCGTCAGTACAATATCAGCGTCGGGTGTAAAGACAGCGATTCGATTCGTCTGGATGGTTCCGCGAGTCACTGGCCCACCCCCACCTGTACCGTGAAAGTGATAAAGAACCTTGGAGGAACGGTTGCCACCACCGCGAGAGAACAAGAATCGAATCCATCCACCATAACCACCAGAAAGCACCTGCGATCCTTGCCGCTTCATTTCGTGAGCAAGCCTGTCGGTCAAGTCAGTTTCGTGTCGGCCTCGAATTGCAGTCTCGTGGTTGCCGCGTCCAAGAAGCAAGAAGTGCTTGGCGTATGGCTTGTAGAACTCTGCAGCAGTATTTACCAAGGAGTCCAGGTAATTGCCCTGCAAGTGTTCTTCTCGGATCGAGTCTTTCGAGCTGCGTTTATCCCACTTGCCTTGCATCGCGCAGAACAAATCGCCATTGTCGATAATCCAAGCATTGCGTTCAACTGCTTGGTCTAGGTGCTTTTTCTCCAGCTTCCAGTCGCATTTTGGGTTGTCATGGTGGACATCCGAACGCAAAAGAAACCACTGTTCAAACCCGCTTTTGGCGTTATCAAACGATATTGCCGTGGAGTTTGGTCCGATATGCCGAATCTTGCCGTTGGTAACCAAAGCGATTCCCCTGTGCAGAGAGTTGTTTTTCAAACTCTATTCGCCAGGGTTGTTCGCTTAGTCGTTCGATTTCTCTGATTCGACCTGAATCGCCGAAACTGTACAGTTTTCTTCGTATATCCACTGTCGTAACTGCCAACCAAACCAATAGTCTTCATCCTTTCCAATGCGTTTAGGACTGGGAAAGTCGCCAATTTGAACCCATCTTTTTATCGTGTGTCTGTGCTTATCGACTATGTGCGACACCTGTTTTAGATTAAACATTTTGCAGTCGTCTTTTGGGTCCATCTCTATCTCCGTTCGTGATGGGGGGGATTCTTTGTAATAAAAACCAGTGTTTTTTTGTTACAGCTTTGCTGCTTGGTCCAACACTTTCCGCAACCTGTCGCGACACCGACGAAAAACGCCTTCATCGCCCCAAACTTCTGCGAGGTGATCCAATTCTCCCAAGACGCTTCGGACTTCCACATCCAACATTTCAACACGCGATTGCATTTCGCTGAGTTGTTCTTGGGCTAATTTCCCTGTTTCGGATTTCTCCTCACTGGCACCCGTCAATTCAAACGACAAACGCAACTGATTGCCGCAGGCGTCGCATTCATAAAAAAAGTATTTCATCCTGGCATTTCCGTTCGTGATGGTTGTCAGTAAAAACCACCGGCCCGTCTCCAGGCCGGCGGCACTCTGGCTAGCTCTGCGTGCTGCGATGGTTAATCCGAAACGCCCACACGCGGTCTTTCGGCCACACACCTGCTAGCCATTGTTCGTCGATTTCATCGCCTCAACAATTTCTTCCGATCGCCGCTCCAGGTCCGAAAGAACCATCAACACTAACCGTGGGCAGTTCTGGCAAATGTCCACCGTAAGTTCGCTAGTAAGTTCTTTAATTGCCAAATGCAGCAAGATTGCTTTTCCTAAAAAGTCAGCAAGGTCCGATTCTGGTTTTGTCATTTCTTAGCCTTCTTTCGCTTCGCCACCCACTTCACCACATCCTCACAGATCAGCGAGTCGTTGATTACTCGTCGTCCTCTTCTTCGAACTGTTCGTTGTGATCGCGTAGCTCCTGTGCAATCTGTCGCGATTCCTCCGATAACTTCCGAATGCGAGCCTGCCATGTGTGGTTCACCGATGATGCTTCTTCTCGCAAGATGTTTGCCACGATCCACATGGCTTGTTCCTGCATGATTATCAACTTGTCTCTGTTCGTAAATTGTGCCATTGTAAAACCTCCAAACCGCATAAAAATTGATCGCAGAAAAGTTGCGGTCAAACCGTTTCTGCAATGTTGCGGCTACTTGCCGCGACCGATTGAATCTTTTCGTTCGTCGTACCTAAAAAACCCGCACCGTAACGCGACGACTGTTACAATGCAAAAACTGCGTTCGTCGTGTTAATCTGCGCGGCGCAGGTTAATGAATTGTTCGTCGGACTTACTGCTTGCCTTCTAAACGATGCAAACGGTCAATCTCCGCAGCGATCAACGCCCCTGCGATAACTAACTGCCTAACACGCGATTTAGACTGGCGGTGGCTTTCTGGTCCGCACATTCCATCACGGAAAGACTTCCTTGCCGTTTGCTCTGTGGCCCACAAGGCTGCTTCAATTGCCAATTCGCCTTCGCGGTGGGTGTCGTCGTGCTCAGATGACCAACCCTCTGCGATGATCTGTCGTTGACGCTCCGCTGCTATCAAATCGATTCCGATTGTATTACTCGCCATTTGGTAAAGCCCTGCTTATATAAACTCTCTGAACTTCAAAC